CACCTACGTTGCCTCTCAACCGAATAAGAGAATTTGGGTTGTAGGTATGTCATATAAGAAAGCAAGATTGATCTTTCGTGAAATTTGGACGAGGATGGTTATTGGGCATGAGGACGATATTGTTAAAAAATCCGAAAAAGATATGTATATTAAATTTCGATGGGGCACTACAGTTGAGGGGATGTCTGCCGATAATCCGGATTCATTAGTTGGAGAAGGATTAGATTTGGTTGTGATTGATGAAGCAGCCAAAATGAATAAGAAAATTTGGGATATGTATTTATCCCCAACGCTAACTGGAAGAAAGGGTAAATGTATTTTTATTACCACACCACAGGGCAGGAACTGGATTTACGACGTATACAACCTTGCGGAATACGACGATATGTGGGAATCCCATTCTTTACCATCATGGATAAACCAACATGAATTTCCTCTCGGCATCAATGATCCTGCAATTATTGAACGCAAGCGAAATATGTCTAAAGAACTATTTAATCAAGAGTTTGGTGCTGAATTTTCAGTTTTTGAAGGCAAAGTGTGGGATTTTGATAGAAATATTGATGTTGGGAAATTTCCATACGATCCAAACTTGCCAACATATTGTTCAGTAGATTTTGGTTTCCGTATGCCAGCCGTACTTTTTCTTCAAACCCAAAATATAGAAGGCACAGATCATATTCGTATTTTTGATTCCATTTTACACAAAGAAAACATTAAAACACTTCAATTAATCAACATGATCAAAACAAAAGGATACCCGGTATTGTCATATTANGGNGATCCCGCAGGTTCTAATATNCAGGGGCAATCTGGGGCTGGGGATATGGAGANATTCAGGAAGAACGGTATTCGTGTGATGTGCGCCAGAGATAAAGAATCCCGCAATATCCAATCCAGTGTCACGTATGTAAGGGGGTTCTTTGAAAGCGCAGATGGAGCGAGACGGGTTCATGTTCACGATACACAATCCGAAGTAATCAGAGACTTTGAAGAATACAGATACCCAGAAAGCGAAGAGGGCAAGGCTTTAAAAGAAGAGCCAATCAAAGACGGTTATCACGATCACGGAAACGACGCTTTCCGGTATTTTATAACCAATAGATTTCCAATGAAAAACCATACAATTAGAAGGTTCAAAAGATGAGCAGAAACATCATACAAGACAAATTAGCAGAAGCAAAATTAATGAACGCACACGCAAGGCGACGTGAGGTAAGAAAGTATCTTGATTACTATTCCGGCACATCCACGGAAAGCTATATTAAAAAATATTTTTCTGGGGATGCGTTCACCGAAATACCGCCCACTGTAACTAACTTTACCCGAAAATTTATTAATAAAATTAGTCGAATTTACACACTCGGGGCAAAGCGCAATGTGGCGAATAATGATCTCTATAAAAAATTAACACCCACCAAGGGTGTTAGGATGAAGCATACGGAGAGAATGACACGCCTCATCGGCACTATTGCCAACAGGGTGATGTGGAAGGACGATAAATTTGATTATCGACCTATCTATTATTTTGAATCTTTTTTCGGTACAGACCCTTTTACGCCGGAAGCCATTACATATCCACTGTTAAATAAAGTGGCAGATGTATCCGATACGATAGGGCTACAGTGGGAATATTGGGATAGTGAAATTGTGGCAATTTTAGACGAAGATGGAAAGATTGTNAGTNAACAANCCAANCNCTATGGTATTTTGCCTTTTGTTTTTACACNTAGAGAGGATCAATTAGACTCGTTTTTAGTTGAGGGTGCTGGAGATATAATTAATTGCAACGAACAAGTCAATATTGGATTAACAGAATTAAATCTTGGTATGAGATTCAATATGTTTGGACAACCATGGATGACAGGTGGNCAATTTACCGATNCCAATATAGCGAGAGCNGGTTCAAATGAAATTTTAGACATGGGCGTTGATGGTGCTTATAATATTACAAGCCCGCAAGGTGATGTCGCCGGGGCTATTGAAGAAATCAAATTCCAAATTGAACTCATTGCATTAAATAATCACCTATGGGTACAGTGGGCTGAATCAGGCGGAGAAGTTCCGAGCGGTATTTCTTTAATGATTAAAGATTTAGAAAGAAAAGAAGATTACTTTGACGATCTTGACTTGTGGAAAATGTACGAACAAGACTTCTTTAAGGTTGAGAGCGTTATCGCACAATACAACGGTCATAATCTTGGCGATACTCTTGGAATCGACTTTGAAGAAGTGGAATATCCGATGACGGTACAAGATCAAATCATGATGGATACTTTTAATCTTGAAAATCATATTACCACAAGGGCTAAAATAATGGTCAGGGACAACAAAGACCTCACCGTTGAGCAAGCACAGTCAATCATCAAAGAAAACGAATCAACCAACTCGGAGTTTAGTGGTGGACTTGGAAATCAGGGTTAATATAGATTTTAACCAATTAGCGAATAATCTACCGAGGATAATAGAGGATTTTCTTGGTTCTTCTTTTGCGGACGCATCTATTTCACAATCCAAAGAGGACATAAGTGCTGGCAAAATTGTTCCCAAACTAAAGAAAGCCACATTAGAAAGGCGAAAGCGTGCTGGAATTTCAGGCGATCGACCCCTTTACGCCACAGGGGCATTGCACAATAGTTTAAAACGGGTTAAGAGTGGAATTGAAATGAAAGGATACGNTANATTACACCAAGAGGGGTTTCTAAATCATGNACACCCTGTANATGCAAGACCCTTTATTGCCATCCCCAAAATGGNATCACTTTCTGCAAAATTCAGAGATGAAATAGTCAAATCTTTGAAGAGAANATCCCCACTTGTATTAAAAACCTAATGTTCTTATATTGGGATATGATAGATTTTAAGATAACATATTGGTTCTGCAATCAATGCGANCATGAATGGGAATCTGTTTCCGTCTACGATAAGGAGGAATCAGAGGTTTGCCCGAATTGTGGTGGCTTTGATACTCGAGAGTCTGAATTAAGTAGACCTTTAGAGGAAGAAGCCGAGCAAAACCCCTTGCATTAATCCCCGTATTTTTGTATATTCTCCTGATTGGTCGTTGCTCACGAGAGGACGACAGAACTTAACACGGAGTTAATATGAACACATCTAAACTATTACTACATCTCAACAGAGATGAATTTCTAACCCCCTTCGATAGAATGTACGACGATATGATTAAAACTCATTTCCCGGATTTTTCCAAACAGTTTGGCATTTCTTTAGAAAAAGGGTCTTTCCCAAAAGTAGATATTGTGGACTATGACGAAGATATTGTCCTAATTGCTGAAATCCCCTCTATGGATAAAGAGAGCCTTAAAGTTGAAGTGAATGATGATGTCCTAACGATTAGTGGCGATAAACACAGTCTCGAAGAAGATAACGCTACTTATCTGCGTAGGGAACTCAAACATTCCTCTTTCCGCAGGTCGTTCAATCTTGGCGACAATCTTGATTCCTCGAAAATCTCGGCGTCGTTTCTAAATGGGGTTTTGCGAATCGAAATACCTAAGTTAGAAAAATCAGAGTCCATTAGTCATATTATAGATATTAATTAATATTTATAATTGCCGTCAAAATTTATTTTGTCGGTATATACTTATATATATTACTATATACTTTTTAAACGTATATACTTATATAAGTATATATAAACGTATATAAACGTATATAAATAAAAGGTTATTCAAATTTGGGTAGTGGTTTTTCATTGCTTCTCCTCTGAAAGGCACTGAAAATATACCGCTACCCCACCTTGAAATTTGGGTACTGGTTTTTTAGCTGTTTTGCTCATTTTCACGTTTAACAATTTCTTCATGCCATCTGATCTTGTGTAATTGAGTCTTTCTACCTCTTGTCATTGGAGGCACACCAACCTTTTCCGCCCGTAATCGCCATTTACGAGCTTCTCGTCGTTTTGCGAGATGAATTTGTTTTGCAGTCAACTTTTTTTTCTGTTGGGCTACGGTTTTAGGCTTTTCAGGCACTACTGGTCTTTGAGGCATCACAACCACATTGTCAGATACGTCTTCAAATTCAGCGTCTTCTACATCTATTTCTTGGATATTGTTTTGATCTTCTTTTAAAAATTTTTCAAACGGACTTTGATTGTTGGCAACTTCCACCCTTTTAATCAATTTACCTGAATGTTCAAGCACCAGTCTACCAGCTGCGACGTTTCCAGCTTCCGCCTCTTTCACCATTGCATTTAAGACGTTAGGCAGTTTAGAACCAAAGGAAACCATGTATTTCTCGTAGAATATCTCTACAAATTGGGGGTCTTTAAGCCATCTAGTGATCGTTACCCTTGCCACTCCGATCTCATCAGACAGCTCTGTTTGGGTAATATTTGGCTTTGCCACCAATAATTCGATTGCTCGTACTTTGTGCATATCCCATTGCGCAGGTAAATTGTTAGACATATATTTTTCCTATAAATTTTGGATAATATATGGATAATTACATTTTGATACAAGGGATTTATCTCTCATCGCTGAAAGCGATTAAAAAATGCCTGATTCCAACTTCATAGGCAATTAATACACTATACCAATACAATAAACATAAATAAGGAAATAACCTTATGTTCTCAACAACTATTTAAGGTGATAACCTTATCTTGTTAACCCACCCACAGTAGGTTAACTCCTTATATATCTACACTTATAAGACATTCTTTATTTTTCAAAAATGAGTTACACGTGTGCCACCCACCNCNNCNCANCCTCATCCCCCCNCACCCGGTCTCGAAATGATCCGTCTCNAANCGNTACACTGTNTTAAATCGGTACACAACATGTCATATATGACATAATATATCAAATTGATATAACTGTACCGAAATAATACACANCTGTATNNAAATAATANACTGTNTNAAAACAANACATAAGACAGNATGNCATATAGCCTGGCACCAGGATAGCCATAGAACGTCCAAAAGTGGTGTTTTACGGGGAAATGTGTGTTTATCCATGTATTAGTACTAAATATCGGAGATGTGAGCCTGTGAGGTGTTTTTAGAGGAGGT